GTCTCTACAGCGGTTCCCGTTTTCTGTGCGCCGTTTGCATCTGTGTACACAGGCGTAATATTGACGCCCGCGGGCGTGTCAATGCTCTGCCAATAGTCAATGGCTTCATATGTCGGAAGGGTCATTTTATCATTGTGATAAAGCCCCGACAGCACCATGCTGTTGATCTGCTCCATGAGCGGACGATAAAGAGCAATTCTGACATTCTCCGCGTCAGTGTGCCGAAGCACGGGATGCCCTGTTATAACAGTCTGAAATGCCTCACTACGGTGTGCCATCAGTCCAACAATCGTTTTGATACGTGCATACGCCCACCGTATAAACGCTTCAAAGTTTGCGGGCTGATAAACTGTGGTAGCAGTAAGGGTAAGACCCGTTGCATCGTTATACTCTGTCAGCAGATGCACGACGCGGTCGCTCTGATTTTCATCAATCAGCGCGGCGGCAAAGTTAAGCTGAAGTGCGCGGGCTTTTGCTTCTTCATAGCTTCGGCGGTCGTTCATGCGCTCTGTTACATTCATCTGTGAGAAGCGAAGCAGTTCTGACGGGTTAGAGAATGCGACATCAAAAGCGTCACGGAAGATCGTGTAAACCTGTTCATAGGCAAGGGAGCCATAGAACGCGGTCTGCAACACTTTCTGTTTTCTGATTTTGTAATGATCAACGCTCTGTCCGTCGCCCATCGGCACTGTTTCGGTTGCATCATAGAAAACCGGATATTTTGCCGCTTCATCATCTTCCATTGTTCCGGCTTCGGGGGACAGCTTGCGTGTTGCGTTTCCGTAACGCTGCGCGGTCATACGCAAAGTTGACAGCGGCATATCATAATCGCGGACGGCAAAAACGGTATCTCGCCAAACCTGCGAAATAGCATTCAGAACAGGGTCGTGCCCTGTTTTCAGCGCGGTTTCTGCGACAGAAACAAAATCGTCCATGTTGTTGATTGCAGCAAGCGCCGTCTGCCCGGTCTGCTGTGCTACGATAGCGTTTAACAGGGTTGCCGCCTGTCTAATTACCATATCCATATTTAATATCTCCTCAATTGTTATAAAGATTCAAAAGCACTTTGTCAGCTTCTGCTTTGATATCGGGCGCGGTTTCGATTGGCTGCGTACTGTTTCGAACGTTCTTCTGCTGTACAGCCGCAGTCAAGTTTTTAATTGCATCAAGCAATTCTGTGTTGCTGTTCTGCTGCGGTTCGGGTTTCGGTTCGGGTTTTGCTTCGGGCTTCACTTCGGGTTTTTCTTCCTGTTTCGGGGCTTCCTTCGGCGCTTCGCCCTTTTCCATTGCTTCGATTTCAGCTTTTGTGTAGCCCGCGCCAATCAGCGCGATTAGTTCGGATAACTTCATCTTTTATTCCTTTCAATAATTAAATAGTTGTTTCCATGTCGCCGCGTCGCAAATGGTGTCGCCGTCCAAATAATGTTCGTGACGGAAAGATTTCAACGCCGCAAACGTCGCCATCTCAAACGTACCATTGATTGAAACACTGTAGCCGCGGTATTTTAGCGCCGCTTGCATAACATAGACAAATATACCGCTATCGCCAATTTCAAGCGTCGGGAAGTCAATCATTATCTTTTCCCTCTTCTTCCATTTCGACAATTTCGGCGTCCTGCGGTTCTTCAAACTTCGCGAATATTTTGTGTAAATATTTCGCCAAATCGGGATTTATTGCGCCTATGTTTTCGATCACGCTACCAATTTCCATAATAACAACATAGACACAGATGCTTTGAGCGATTGAGACGGGAAGCGAAACGCCCAAATACGGGAGAAAAATATCACAGACAACGCCGAAAATAAAACAGACAATTTCCCCCAATTTGTGGAAAAGCCCTTGTCGCATCACAGACGATTCATAACAATGCTCTGCAAGTGATTTTATCAAGCCCGTCACAATGTCAAACAGGATGAATAACAGAATAACCGCGCCTGTTTTAATCTGCGGTGTCAACGCTTGTAGCTGCACGATAGAAAATGCGAATGTTGTTGTATCTTCCATGCTATTACTCCCACAAAATGCTAAGCTGTCCGCGCGATTTTGGAAACGTCGTGACGGTCGCATCTGATGCGGTACACTTCAGCACTTCGACATTGTTTTCTGTCGTGTCCTCGATTTTGACAATATTCGAAGCAGACGCGACGCAAGATGGCGCTGCTGAATCCGTATAAACAAACAACACCCGCATAAAATCACCCCTTAATTAGAATCGTGCGGCATGGTTTACGGGGTGTCATTGCCCCATGTGCCCGCCTTCCGAGCGGTTGACTCTGCACACCATGCCGCGATATTATGGTAATATATTTATAGCATATTTGTCAAGACATATTTGCAATAATAATCGGAAAACGAAATATTGCCGCGCAACCACGCGTCGAGAAAGTTTGATTCGCTTCTTTTAAATCTGCGCTTGCTCATTTCATCATCGTTATATACCCGTTTCGGCGTGCCGCTCCTGTGCCGCGTCACATAATATTCATTGTTGCTTTTGTGCTTATAAATATATACATCGTCAAAAACCTGTGCCATGATTTTATATTCTTCAATCGGTTTCGCGCCTATATACATGTAGGTTGATGCGTCAAAATCGTTTTTTAATGCCATCGTTGCAAAGTCACCGTCTGCGCTTGCTTTGTATAACGAGGTTTCTTTCTTTGCTTCTGATATGGGAGAATTACGAAAAATGAAAACAGCAATACCGCGTTCGGGCAATATGCATTCCTGTTTTCCTTTAAGCGCCATTTTATTTACGCTGTCAATTATTCCGAGTGATTGAAAAACAGGGCTTGCTATGGTGTTTGCGTTTGACAGACAAACCATTTTAAACGGTTTCTTTCCTTTTAACTCCCTGTTTCTGCCGATCGTTTCGATACAGTTTAACAACGCCTGTCCTTCACCATTAGCGCCGCCGCGGAAACTCGACACATGCTTTTCGGGTATAAATTCATCATAGACGCCGATTGTCACCTGCTGCATATTGAAACCGCGTATTTTATGGATAGTAGACAAAGCGCCGATATAGCCGCGGGCGTCGCCGTCGGCAATAAGCACGCCCTCATCGTTCAATTTTCCATTCCAAACGCCCGAAATGTTTTTGACATGAGGGATTTTCTGCACAACAAGCGGATTATATTTTTCGGGGTTATCTTCAATAACAGGTTGAAACGGTGAAAAATCGTAATAGCTGATTGCGTCAGCTTCATCCTGCGTACGGCGAAGAAAGAAAAATTTCTCATCTTCGGGCAAATCTAACAGTTCTTTTACCGCGCCATATGTTTTACCTGTTCCGCGCCCGCCGATCACAAATATTAATGGGTACGGCAAAGACATAATCTTGTTCATATCTGCATAACCATTTGGTAAATAAATGTTCATTTAATTATCCCTCATAAAAGAAAACACCCGCATAAACGGGTGTATGTTTGGTTGTGGATTAGTCAATTCCTACAAGTTCGCAAGACATGTAACGCCGCCCCGCTTTGCTTTCGCCATCCGTGAAGCGGATTGTGAAATTGCGGTCGCCGACAATATCAAGAATTTCGAAGAAATCGCGCTGAAGCGTTGCACTCTGCGCAACTACGACAAAATCGCCGCTCATAATAGAAAGAAGCTTGATCGGCTTTTCTTCTTTATCTGTGTCTTCATATTCAAGCCATACATCTACGGGGTAGTCCTTCAGTAGTTCTTCATCGTTAAGTTTAGCGGCGGTTTTGTTTTTCTTACCCTTTGTCAGTCTGTAGAGAAGAATAACTTCACTCTCGATGTTTTCCACGTTTGATCTAATAACTTTCATTTCTTTTTTGTTCCTTTCAAACATAATTTGATTTGTTCTTATTTCAGAACACCAACATTATACAAAATCTTTTCGATTCTGTCAATCTCTAATTTGCTCATTGTTATGATGTCTTTATACGCTTGTATTGTGCCTACTGTGTATTCGCTTTGATATAGATATAAATTTGAAGTAATCGGTACATAATACCCGTTAACATTTATGCCGCCAACTTCGGGGAAATCATTATAACGTGCCGCAAGCCCGCCCGCTTCATAGAATACAAAATCATCCTGCAACGCTTCAAGCCCACCGCGCTTTTCCAATTCGATAGCGCCTTTTTTCTTATCAACGCCCGCAATTGTCACATGAAGTTTCCCGTTTACGCGGTAAGCGTATTTTTTCGAACCACAGCTTTTAAACTCGTCTATGTTTTCCTCTTCAACTTCAAACACGCCCATGTAATGGGTTTTCCCTTTTGCGTCAACCGCATACGCTCCGCTTTCTGCGCTGTTGCGTATTTTTTCCGCGTTGTATTCGCCGAAGTCAACTTTCCCGATATATTTAACGCTGTCGGTATCAGAATAAACATAGTCGGAAAAATTTTCTAAGCTGCCGCCGCTTTGATGGGACGATGCTATACAAATTCCACGATATAATTCATAACGCGCTAAAGCTGTTGTCCATACGCCAAACTGATAAGGGAGCCAATAGCCTTTTTTGCATTTCTCATATAGTTCCGCTTCTGACGTGTGCATATCATAGTGAAAATCCCTATCTTCGGCAAGATATTCTATAGCTTCTTTGATTGGTGCAGTTGCAAATAGCCCATAAATCCCGTTTAGGCGGTTCTTACTTTTCATATACAATGTTTCGTTGAATTCGCCCGACAAACCTTTTAATTCTGTTTTATACTTGTACTGCTCAATAATAAAATCGATTATGCAGCGCGGGAGTTTACCTTTTTTTGCTTTGTACCATTGCAACACTTCAATTTCAAAATTATAGGTATCGGCAATAATCTTGTAATCGATTTCAGTCAAGCAGCAAGTCAACGACCGTGCCGACAGGATGCGTCCGTTATACACTTTTCCGTCAACAATATTATAGCTTTTGTCTTTGCTGATATACGGCGAACCCCAAAACGGGTTTTTTAACGTTACATTTGATAATTTCACCTCCATCAATATAGCCCGATTGCGTACGTTTATAAGCTTTCCTAAATAGTCACGGTCAATTTGCATTTCAACCTTTTTCAACGGTTCAATTGGAAATTCACCGTTACAGAGAACATCGGGATAGCTTGACGATCTGTCAACCGACGATAAACCATATAATATATCGTCGACATAAAAGCGGTTGCAATGCGTATCACCGCCGCGAAACGCGCGGCGCATGATTTTATATAGTTCGGGAGAAGGGAAATAGGGTTGCGCGTAATTGTAGCCCAAATTTTCGTACACAATTTTTTTCAACTGTTTTCGGATAAAACCCGTTGACGTAAGCGGCACGGACAATAACGTTTCATCTTCACTGACAAGCAACGCCCGCACAGCTTCAACAAGCCCCAAAACGTCGTTTTGGCAATAGCGTAATTCTTCTACACTCAAATCTGAAAACCAATAACGCGGGACATCATAGTCAAAGTCAGACAGTTTAGAATGCTTCACATGATATTTTCTTGTAAAATCTTTCAATGACATATTAGAAAGACGATAACTACAACGAAACTCGATGCGCTTTTCAAACATGGTGCAGTAAAGCACTTTGCGACGATCTGTTGCAAATACTTCGGTTATGTCAAAATCGTAGAAAGCTTTCAAGAATTGGAATTCATATGACAAATTATGCACAAACACAACTAAAGTTGTTTTCTGCGGAAGTTGGTCAACTATGGCGCGTAGCATCGTAAAAAATTCTTCCCATGTGCGCCCGAAAACGGTGACATCATAGTCAACTTGAAATTGCCATATGTACATGATGCTTTGTCGCAAATCGTCGCGGTTGTATGATTCGATATCAAACGCACAACAACAATCAAGTACATCGAATTTTTCAACTGTCCTCTTTTTGGATTTACGCCGATGCAAAACGGGATAATTAATAAAACCATCTGCGCGAAAGTCTTTCACGTCTATCCAATTTTCAAGCGGCAAGGGTAAATATAACACATTTCACGCCTCATCCCTGTTGTGATTTTAGCCACCTGTCGAAAATTCGACGAATTTTGACGGCATTCCGGTCTATTTCTCCGCGGTTGATGCGCTCTGTTATCCTGTCGAAGAATTCTGCGGCGGTGTCGCTGTCGCCGAAAAGCTTTTTGCCCGCGGTTGTATCTTGTTCATACTTTGTGCGCCATTCATTCATAAATTCGCCGAAAAGCTTATCGTTTTCTTCTGTTATGCCGAGATAGCCACTCCTCTGTAATGTTTCGCGGGTTTTGGCGCGTATTTCGTCACGCCCTTTTGCGGTCGAGCGCTTGCTATTCAGAAATACAACGACATCGTGATGCGCTTTAATGAGGTTTACCGTAGAATCTGCGCCGCGCATGATAGAATTCGTTGTAGGGAATTGTTCAACGTCCATCAATTCCCCTTTTGCCTGTGCGCGTTTAATGCGCTTGTTGGCAATTTTTCGTAGTTCCGCATATTCTGCACGAATTGCTTTCACTTCACTACGCCCGCGCATTGCACGACGCATTAACTGCTGCGTGCTTGTTCTTTTTG